CACCTAGTATAGCAAACGGCAAGCAAACTAGAGAAGGCATACTTGCTGTTTGGCACAACAAATGGTTAGCATTAAGAGGAGGATTTATTGGTGCGTTTATTGGTGTACTACCTGGGCTGGGCGGTGCTATGGCAGATTGGATTGCGTATGGCCAGGCAGTGGCAACTACGCCAAAGGCCGATCCTGCAATGGGCAAAGGTAATATTAGAGGCGTAATTGGACCCGAAGGTGCTAATAACGCTCAAAAAGCAACTAGTATGATTCCAACTGTACTGTTTGGAATTCCCGGAGCACCATTTGCGGCAATCATTATTGGATTGTTTGCTTATTTAGACTTTGAATTAGGTACTATTGATTTAGCAATGGATACTAAGTTCTTTGATAGTATGCTATACGGATTTATGCTTGCTACAGTGCTTGTAGGCGTCCTGTGCTTGCTTTTAACACGGTATATTGCTAAGATAGCTCATATACCATACAAATACTATTTTCCGCTGTTATTAGCGTTTATAGTGCTTGCTTGTGTACAGTACACAGGCGGTTGGGAAGATTATGCTATACTGGTCATTGCTTCAGTAATTGGCTTGTTAGCAAAACAGTTTAAGTTTTCAAGGCCCGCTTTGCTATTTGGATTTATCCTAGCAGACAGGATTGAAGCCTTAACCGTACAGATGTTAACCCTGTATGATTTGGATAGGTTGCTAACACGACCTATATTTTGGACATTGATAGTTATTACTGTTGGTGTGTTGCTATGGGGACTGACCAAACGCAACAGATTAGAATACGCTTAATAGGAGAAAAGACATGCGTTATTTTGAAAAAGTATTTCATACACTTGTACTAAGTATGACATTGGGGTTTTGGTCATCAATGGCCTTTGCCGATTACACATTTGTTGTTCCACAAAAGCCAGGCGGCGGCACGACAGTTTGGACTGAGATTGTTGCTAAAGAACTAGAACCGTTCTTGGGTGAGAAGATTAACATTAAAACAATTCCTGGTGCAAGAGATATTCCAGGCTTTAATGAGTTTCATAACACCTTACGATTTGACGATAAAACAGTTATGGTTTCACACGGCGGCAACGGTGTGTCATTCTTGCAAGAAGAAGTAGACTATGATTATCGTGAGTACGAAAGCGTAGGATTAATGAATTTGAATATCATTGCAGGTAAGAACAAAGGTGTTGACTTTGAATATGGCGGCGTCCGATTTGCGGCAGGATCAGGTATGGTACCTGAAGCATTTGCTATGACAATGCTAATTTGTGGTCCACAATATCCTACGTACGGTTACATTGATTGCTTTAAAGAAAACGTAACTTGGGTACAGGGTATGAGCAGTGCTGAAAGACGCCTAGCATTTAAGCGTAGCGAACTTAACGGTACTAGAGAAAATCCTGCGGCATTTAAAAAGCATGTAGAATCAAATCCGGATGCAGAAGTTTGGTTCCATCACGGTATCTTACAAGCCGACGGCAGTCACGCAGATGATCCTAACTATCCTGGATATCAATTTGAAGAACTATACAAAGCTCGTTGGGGACAATATCCAAGCGGAGATTTTTATGATGCATATAAGTTAGTTAAATCATTCCGTGACGGTATGCAAAAAGCTCTATGGGTTAATAAAGGTAATCCTAACAAGCAAAAACTTGTAGATGCACTTACTGCAATGAGTCAAGATCCAACAGCGATTGCAAATATTCAAAAGAAAGTCGGTAAGTATGAATGGAAAATTGGTTCAGATGGTGATGCACAACGTGATACATTAATGTCGTTCATCACTGTAGAAGCATTAGGAGAGCTTGTTAAGTTTAACAGAGAAGCACTAGGACTTGCTAGTGTTGACAAAGTAGAGTTGGCTCTTAAGTGAATCATATAGTATTCATAAAATACTTTAGTGCAGTGACCATCCTTTGTGCGATGGTCCTGCATGTTCAAGGTATTACTCCGTGGAATAGTTTCCTTCAAATAACAGGTGCAATAGGTTGGGTATATGTAGGATATCGCTGGAATGAAAAAGCAATCATGTTAAACTTTCTACCACAGTTGTTTATCATTATACCAACATTGATCTATATGTATTACTTCAGTAGTTAAATACGTTATGCTAAAAAAGTCTAAAGAACATTTAGAAGAAACAGAATGGACTTATTGGGTCCATTTACGTCATAGTATCAAGCAAAGTAATAGACTAATAGTAACTGCTATTAAAAGTTATATACATGGATTAGTACCTGCATGGTATAAAGCAGATGGTCCAATAACAATATTTAAAATGTATCATCAGATAAAACGTATCCATCATGTAGCAAAATTAGAACGTGAAATGAAAGATAAAGGTGAACTATAATGGATGTAATGAGTTTGCATAGTATTCTTAGCAGTTACGGTGATGTTGTTGAATTAGATTACAAGTTTGATAATAGTGCTATAGAAGAACTAAAACAAATTAAAGAGTGGCTTCCTGGTCCTAATGGAAAGACAGCAATTAATTTAACAGGCCCAATTGAAGATTTAGGTTTGGATGCACCTCATGAACTTAAACATGCTCGTAATCAGCCGTATAATGAGAACTTAGAACGTTGTCCTAGCATTAAAAACTTTTTTGATCTTTGGACAGAACTTGCACGTTGTAGAGCCGCAACAATGAATAAAGGTAGTTTCTTTAGATTGCATAGAGATGCATATAGATTAAATGATCAGTTTAGAATCTTTATTCCTTTAAACAAAACAGACGATGACGATTGGGTTTTTATGTATGACGGACATATACAAAGATTCAAACCCGGAGTGCCGTATATACTAAATACACGCAAAGTGCATGGTAGCTTTGCAATGGCAGACGACATATACCATATACTAATGAGCCTTTATATTAACGAGCGTAACTTAAAAACTATTGCTCGTATGTTACCTAATTGTAAGGAACACTAATGGAAATTAATGCTAGTCTAGTACATCAAAAGTTTGGTGATATCATTCCTTTAAATTTGTCTACGCCGCTAGAAGAAGTACACACAGATCTTGTTAAAGATCAAAAATATGGTAAGGGCGTAGCAGGTAATAAACTAGTTCACAGATATGAAACACTTCCACCTAGCTGGGATATGGACGGTATTGTATGGCGTAAGGCTGTGCATATAGATTTAGATATGGGCAGTTTCTTTATGCCGCATAGAGATACTATTCGATTTTTAACCACTCAATGGGTTAGGTTAAATTGTTTTGCTAATCATGCAAGACCTGATGAAACTACATATATTGTAGATGGAAATATTATGCATTTTGAACCTACACGTTGGTATGCAGTTAACACGAGTAGAGTACACTGGAGTTTTTGCTTTAAACCTAATACTGTTCATTATGTTATTGATATTGATGTAAGTGATCCTTCAACATACGAATGGTTTTTAAGTAAAGCATCATATTGCGATAGGCCAAATATAGACGCCAGTGGTGCAGGCTATAAGTAAATATGATAAATAATAGTAGCAATTAATTGGAGAACACAATGGAATTTAACACTCACTACCTTTTTGCGGCGGCAGGAAATATTATTCCTATGAATGCATGGGTGCCGGAAAATGTAATTGACCAGATCGAAGAATACAATGCAGATCCTAGCAAGGTACAGTATTACAGAAAAGGCAACGAATATGATTATGCTGGTGAAAAAACTGGTGTGCAATATAACTTCGTTCCTGAGGACTGGGGAATTCCAGATCACGTTGATACACTAAGTACTCTAATGTATAATAAAGGTTCGCATTTGTATCCGCATAGAGATAAATGGCGTGGGTTAAAAGAAGACGGAACTGTTAAAAGAGACGGCTTTAGAATGATCTGTCACATTAACAAAACTGATCCTAAAGAATTTTGTTTTGTAGTAGATGATAAAATTTTCAAGCCAGAACCAAGACGCTGGTATATTGTTAATACACAACTAGTCCATTATGGTTTCTCTTTTGAAGATAATGTTTATCATTTAACTTGCGGTATGACTCTTACAGGTCCTGATAGACAGAAATCGATCGAATGGATTATGGACAACCTTCCATATGCACAAGATACTTTAGACAACAAAGGCGTTATCTGTACAAGAAACTAAGATGAAAATTGCTGTATTGGGCAGGGGAACAGCCGGTGCCCAATCGGCGGCCCACCTAGTAAAAAACTTCCCCCATCACGAAATTGAATGGCACTATGATCCTAACATTCCTACTCAAGCAGTGGGTGAAGGAAGCCAATTATCTTTGGCGAGAGATCTTAAAGTTAATCTTAATATGTCCTATGAGGATCTTAAGAGCTTTGATGCGTTTATTAAATTAGGTGTACACAAAGTAAATTGGGGCAAAGCACAAAGAGAATTTAATCATGATTTTCCTTTTGGCAATTTAGCATTACACTTTAATGCTAGAGGACTTCAAGACTTTATTCACCATAAGTTAAAGAATAAATTAACAGTTGTTGAGCATAATACATCTGCAGAACAAATAGATGCAGATTATATAATAGACTGTTCTGGTGTTCCGGACGACCTAGATGATTTAAACATACCTAAATACATTCCAGTTAATTCAGTTCACGTTACACAGTGTTATTGGGATTATCCTAAGTTTACACACACTCTTGCTATTGCTAGACCTTATGGCTGGGTATTTGGTATTCCTTTAAAGAATAGATGTAGTATTGGGTACATTTATAATAAGGACATTAATACTATAGATGAAGTTAAAGATGATGTTAAAAATGTTTTTATTGAGTATGGATTAACTCCTAGCGAAGATACTAATACTTTTAATTTTAAAAACTATTACAGAAAACAAAATTTTAACGGAAACATATTTTATAACGGTAATGCTAGTTTCTTTTTAGAGCCTTTAGAAGCAACATCACTAACTTGTATGAGCTTCATACAAGAGTCTGCTACTAATATTATAAAGCAGAATATGTCTCAAGAACACGCAAATGAAGATTATATAAAGTTTATTAGATCTGTTGAAAACATGATAATGTTACATTATTTTGCAGGCTCTACCTGGGATACAGAGTTTTGGAAGTTTGCTCAACAAAGAGGCGAGCAATGTATGATAGAAGCATCTAGTGATCCTAACTTTGTTAGGTCTTGTAAATTTGCATTTGAGGACAACCCAAGACTACATAAGAATAAAATTAAAGGTCTTGAAATGGGATGGGAAAGTTTTGACCCGCATCGCATAGATAGGTTTTACGGAACATGGCCACCAGGGTCATACTCCGTAAACATTAATAATTTGGGAATAAAAGAAAAGTTATCTAAGTTGTTAGATTAACTTACACCAAATGCTGGAATAACGTATTCGTTACCGCCTACATTGATTTTAATGTATAAGTCTGGACTTGCTGGTAATGCACTTGCACCACCTGCCGCACCAACAGTTGTTTGTGTTGGAACATCTAGTTCTAGTGTTCCTGTTCCTGACGGAGCAATCCTTACGTTAGCATTTGAAACATTAGTAGTAATGTTGTTTGCACTAATAGCAATATCTTCAACAGTTAGTTCGCCGTAGATAATAGCATCGCCTGCAACATCTAGTGTTTTTGTAGGTAATTTACCACCTACATGTAAACCAATTTCTGTCCAAGTTAAATAACTACTATTCGGAGTTTGTTCATCAACTTGGCCATCACGATCTACAATAAATCTTAAACCTTTTCTACTGCCTTCGATCATTACTCGATCGCCTGATTCGCCGTTGCTATCAATATAGCCCATACCAATTTGTGAATATGGACTGTTGTTGTTAACTAAAGACTGACCTGTATCTTTACGTCTTAATGTCAGCTTACCTACAGTAGAATCTTGAATTCTTACTATACTTGAAGTCATGTCAACGTTACCAACAATAGTACTGCTTTGGTTAACTAGTAGGTTATTAAATTCGGCTCTATCACCTTGGAATTCACCTCTGCCACCATCTACAAGAAGTGTAGAATCGGTAGCAAATACGCTACCAATTAAATGTCCTTGAACAAATCCGTTGACAGAACCAACTACATTACCAACAACATCACCGGTTAAACTACCTGTGACATCGCCGTTGACATCGCCATCTAGTGTTCCATAAATATTTGTTGCAACGACAGAGGAAGTGTTTACATTACCAACAATTAAAGAATTAACACCGTCGACTAAGAGTGTAGAATCGTCACCAAATACAGAGCCAGTGATGTCACCTTGTACATCTACTGCCGCTAAATCTTCTAATACAAATGCGTTTTGACTTGAACTCCAAACAAGACCTTGTCCGTTTGAAGGACCTGTAGCATCAACATCTGATAAGTCATTTAGTTCTAATGCACCTACCTGTGTGCCACCTAATGTTGTCCCGTCACCTACAAATACCTTCTTAGTATCTGTTGTGTATATAAGCTCGCCAGCTTTTGGCGTCACGCTTAAACGTTCGCCGTCTGTTCCTCTTCTTAGTCGTAATGCCATTAATATGCTCCTGAAACACTTTCTACTATATATTTATGCCTTTTAACATCAAATAAGAGATTTGTGTACATACCAATTTTCATGTCCTAATTTGTTTTTAAGAACGTAATTATGCGAAGTCATAATATTAAAAATTTCGCTTTCTTGTGCATCATTACTATGTTCTATAGTCCATATTTTAACAAAGTTCTCTGTAAAGTCAAATGACCGTAGCACATTTATTTCTGAACCCTCTAGATCCATACTTACATAATCTATGTCATACGGTGCATTATAAAGCTCTAAGAGGTCGTTTAACGTTATTGTAAACACATTAAACTCGCTGTATCTACTATCTAAGCCTACTACAGTTTCACTTAATCCACTACGTAGATTCCAGCCGTAAAATTCAGTTTGATCGTTAAGGAACTTAAATGGTTTTACTTCGCCGCTAGTTTCCCATACTGCTAAATCACATATATGCGAATCTCTAGCACCAACTAGGCTTTTTATTGTTTGTGGATTGGGATCAACACAAATTCCTTCCCATTTATAAAACTTCTCTAATAAGAAGGTATTGCTTGCAGTTACACCGTCTGATGCACCTAGGTCAACAAAGAATCCATTGTTTTTATAGTTCAGCAAGTCGAGTACAAAGAAATCTTGATTATCCTCTGAAATCTTTAACTTACTTCCTTCTGGACCCATTTTTTGCTTTTCCTTTTATAAACTGTCTAGTTTTCTTTTGAATATCTCGTTTTACTCTTGTAGTGTCTAGTCTAAAGTCTACGTTTTCGATTTCGTCACCGTATTCTTCGAGAAGAGATTCTAGTTCTTCACTAATTTTATTCAGTTTATCGTTTGCCTGAGTAGTATCTAATTCCACAACCCATTCCTTACCGTTAAAGAAATAAATGTGAACAGAAGTTACATATTCAATGGGTATTGTTTGCACATCAATGTGCTTGAATACCTCCGGCCAGTGTTTAATTATCTCAGGCGGAAACTTACTAGAAGACATCTAATCATAATACCCTTTGCTGTAACTACGAGCTTACGCTTCGGTAGTCTTCTTTTTACGTTTAGTTGGAACTAGTTCTTCTGCTTGTTCTCTAAGAGCTTTTGCTTCTTTAAACAATGCATCTGCTTGTGATCTATAACTAGCGGCTAGTTGCTCGTCTGATAGTACGCCGTCCTCTGCAGGTGCAGTAGCGGCAGCCATATCAGCTTCCATTTCTTTTTCTACTTCCCCTTTAGGCACTTCGTTTACTCGGGCAATAGTTTGACCTTCGCCACCGTCTGACATTGCTAAATCTGCTACGCTAACACCTTTTTGTGTTGCTACTGCTTCGTTAACTTCTGATAGCAATACCGCAGTAGTAGTGTTTGGAGTCATCTCTACTGCTGTTGTAGGTACTTTTACAAGTCTACCATTTTTATGGAAAGCGGCAAGCATTACACTGCCGTCTTGCAAACGAGTACGTCCCATTGCTTCAATGAACTCGTAAGCACTTTGTCCTTTAGGACTCTCTACAGTTGACATTAAAACGTCATGATCTGCATCAGTTAAACTTGCAGTGTCTACAACCAAACAGTTATTTGGGTCGTTTGGTAGTACTCTACATGCGACTACTACTTTTCTTTGATTGGCTTTTAGTCTTCCAACGTGCTTTAGATTAGCCATTTTTTTCTCCTGTTGCATCCTTAGACTGATTTTCTACAGCACCAAGGAATGATTCTAATTTATTATATGTCTTACCAACTTGTTCAAGTTCGTTAGCCTTAAATGCACCTCTAGTAGATGCAACATCAATGATATTTTTAATCATTGCAAGATCTTGAACTGTAAGATCAACTGCTTGGCCTTGAGGTGCCGCTTCAGGTGCTTTTGCCTCAGCAGTTGGTGTTTTTGTTTGTTCGGACATTAATGTTTCTCCTTATTAAGTATGTACTTTATTTACTTATATTTCATAAACGGACACGCCAAAACGAAATATGATAATTCTTTCGGATTTTCAAATCCAACTTTGAATTGCATAGATTTATCTTTAGCCATGCATTTACCTATATAAAAGCGATCCTTAAGATTTTCTTCAATCCATTTTGAAACAGCATTTTCCATGTTATATCGGAATGGTATATCAATAGTTTCTAAGTGAGGAGGTAGATATTCTAACCTCCTGCTATCTAAGAAATTTAACGGATTTACCGTTCCTTTTTTAACAAGCATTAAGCCGCCTCGTAGTGTGCAGTTTGTCCAAATGGTGCTTGTGTGTCCTTATTGTGATGACTATGAATAATAAAAATAGTATCACAGTAGTCAGGATCACCCCAACCGTCCCATGTATAACCGTCTGTGAACATAATGAACTTCTTAGGAACAATATCGTTTTCTTTCATGTATTCCCAGTTACACATGAAATCAGTGCCGCCACCGCCCATTAGCTCATAGTCCATAATACTTTCTCCGCTGTCTGCGGTGTATTCTTGGTCATTATATACTTTTGTATCAAAACACCAAACCTTGATGTTATAATCTTTATATTCGTCCATAATGCCTTTTACTTCTGAAAGCATATCACGTGCTTGATCGTCACCGATTGATCCGCTCATATCAAGTGCCAAACAAATATCAATAGTTTCGTCAAAGTTCATGCCTGGTAAAATAGCATTAGTATGCCAAGCCTTGCGTGAAGGACGACTAAATGTATAGTCGTTACGGATAGTTGACTGAATTTGCTGACGTAAAATTTCACGCCAGTTCATTTTAGGCTCAGTTAATTCTTTAATCATACGAGCAACTTCGCCTGGAGTATTACCTGCACCAGCCGCTTGTGCCGCACTAATCATGTTTTCTTTAATTTCGTCTCTAATGTTACGAAGATCTTCTTTAGAATATTTAGGACGCTTTTTACTAACATTGTTACCGTTAGAATCTTCATCGTTAGAATCTTCTTTACCTTGGCCTTGACCTTCGTCATCGCCGTCCTCCCAGTCGATGTGTTCGTCTAAAAGTTCGCCAAGTTGTTCTAGTTCTTCTTCATCGTATTTGTTAAAGATGTCGTCATATACTTCTTCAGAAGTCCAAGTATCGTATTTAAAGTCTTGGAAACAATCAACAATCTTAGGTTTTGCACCAATCTTGTCGCGAACAAGAATGTTATTAACAATATAGTCAGCCGCAATGTTAAAGATCATAGGATCTCTATCTTCTCGACGTGTAAGGTGATCAAATACACAGTGTAAAATCTCGTGTGCAATAACAAAAGTAATTTCGTCTTTGTCCATTGCATTAAAGAACTGTGTATTGTAATAAAGGTTGCGACCATCTACCGCCGCAGTAGGACACCAATCATCCGCCGCCGCAATACGCAAACGAGTTGCGATATTGCCAAAGAAAGGATGATGTAACAAAAGTCGAATACGAGAAGTAATAATATTGTCTACAACTTCTAGACGCATTACTTCTAGTTCTTCTTGTGTAATGTCTGGGTTAGGTGCCCAGTTCTTTTTACCTTTAATAGTTTCTTTACTCATTATTGAGCCGCCTTAATGTATTTGCCGAAACGATCGTGGAATTCGTCAAAGCACTCAACTTCATCTGGATCAATTGGCAACTGATATTGTGTAAGAGCAAGTTTAATACCCATAACAACTAATTCAGTGTCAAAGTTATCCATTGCAAAACGCAAGAAGTTGTTAACTTTATCATCAAACTTTTTATCACCTTTGTCACATGCTTCTTTTAGTTCGTAACAAAGTGAAACGGTAAGTGAGTACATAGCACTAATTTCTTTAGTTGCCATCTCTTTTACTTTACCTGTTAAGATGTCAGTTGGATTAGGAAGTTTAGAAGCAACCTTGCGGTGTGCCATAAACTTAACAGCAAGTCCTTCGCCTACTGCACCACTAACCAAGTCAGTAGTTGTATTTTCGTCATCGTCATCTTCAAGTAGTTCTGATACAAATGACCACGAACGAGGTGTTGCAAACGAACGGCTTGGAGACTTAGGGTCAAAGTCATACAAGTCTTTCTTAGCAAAAGTCAAATAACCAACAACGTCTGTGTGGATTTCGTTGTTAACAGCCCACTCAAACCAATCATCAAAATCAACAGCAAGTTCCAAGTGTACAAAACGATTTGCCAACGGAGCAGGCATTCTGTAAGTAACACCTTTATCGCTTTCGCGGTTACCAGCGGCAACAATAAGAACATTGTCTGGTAATTCGTATTGACCAACCTTGCGATTAAGGATCAACTGATATGCCGCGGCTTGTACAGCAGGTGCCGCAGAGTTCATTTCATCTAAGAACAAAATAATGTTCTTATGTTTTTTAGCCATTTCAGCAGTTGGCAATTCTGCAGGTGCCGCCCACATCATTTTGTTGTCATTTGCGGCATAATATGGAATACCCTTAATATCTGTTGGCTCCCAAAGTGACAAACGAATGTCAATAACAAGAGCATCGAGCTGAACACCAATTTGGTGAATAATATCTGATTTACCAATGCCCGGAGGACCCCAAAGGAATAAAGGACGCTTTTTCTTAAAAGCACGTAGAATACTGTTCTTAGCCTTGTTGGGTGATACTGTGCGGGTGAATGCTGTTTCCATTTAAAGTTGCCTCTCTTTTGTTAACTTATGTATATATAATACGCTCAACAGTCATTAAAGTCAAGTCTTTTGGCAAAGAAATTTAATCTTTTTCTTGTCTTTTTAGTGCTTTGATTATGCCGTATTTTTTAACATCTCCTGAAAAAAGATGCAGTTCTAATGCTTTCTTTTCGTCCGTTACCCATAGACTATGTGTGTCTAAGTAGTAAGGACAATCAATAAATTTGTCCAAAAATATCACTACTTGAGTGGTCATTTTGAAATCTCTTGGAAAAGGAACTTCGAACACTGTTAGTTCTAGTCGTTCTCTAATAAAATCAAAACCTTCATCTGTTAGTCTTAGTCCGCCTGAATCTTTTGCCCTAGTGTTCTGCCACCATACAGGTGTATATTCTTTAATAGCCGCTTCGCTTAACGAAATGTCGGCTTGCTTTAAAAATATTTTAGTATAAGTTTCTTTGGATATCATTGCTCATCTTCTGTAACAACTTCGCCTGTGGTTAGTTTGTATACTTCAAAATCTTCGCAATGAAATAAATCATTTAATTTTTGTGATAAGTTAAATGCATGGCCTGGATTAGAAAAACTGGTCTTCTTGTACTTAGGCCCTGGATAATTTGTAAGACTGTTTAATGATTTTAAATTAAACGGTTTTTGTTTATAAAATACAGCCCAGATTGCTTCTGCTTCTAAAATTTGATCAGCCTTGTAGGTCTTCTTATCAATAAATTCTAAAAGCACATTCGGTTTAGGTCTGCTCATATGCGTATTCCTTTAATTAACTACGCATATATTTATCCAAATTTTGATTTATTTCCAGTCGCTTGAACTGCCTATTTGCACTTGAATGACTTCGTCTGAGCTATCATTCTTTTTTAGAAGTAATTTTTCTAAGTCTCCGTTAAGTCTAGTCATTACTTCGCCAAGGGTTAATGCTAAAGTTTTTGCCTGTTGCATATTTAATTTAACTTCTTTAGCATTACTTGTGTCAGCGGCCTTTACTTGCTGTAAAAATTGCTGTATTGGAAATGTATTGAGAGGTTCACTTGGCATTTGCTTTACTCAATGCTGTACGCATTTCAATATCTGTTTTAAAAGGACCTTCGTACCCATAACGCTCAATAGTAATAAGTTTAGGACAGAAACTACGAACCCATCCTTTTTCAAAACAAATAATAAAATAGCCTGCACAATAGATGCTTTTAGACTTTGCACTCTTTGTAAACAATGCAAGTTTTCTTTTAATGTCATACATTGTGTTAAATGCTTTTGTTGATGTTGGTAATCCGTAAACTATATTATCTTCAGGAGTTTCACTAGGGCTAATTGTAGTATTGCTCCAATTAATCTTGCCTAAAGTCTTGTTTAATTGTGATTTATTATCAAAAAATGCAGTACCTTCAGCACAAGAGTACATATAACGATTTTCGTCATTGACAGTTAGTGTACCCATCTTTTTACCGTTATCTTCGATAATCCAAAATTTATCTTTTAAGATTGTTTTTGCATTTATACTCATTAGTTTCCTCCTGGATATTTTGCTTGCAAAGGCTCTGCATAGTATTGTGCTTGATCTGCAATACGTTGCATATCCCATTTGGCACAAAACTTTAACAGACGCATACCAACCTGTGTAATTTCTTTAGGTTCTACTTCTGCAATAGTGTTATTAATTATCTCTCTAATTTCAGCCGGTTGTGCTGTTAAGTCACATAACATAACATTACGGTTGTAATCATCTAGTACGCGATGTTCATCACCATTATGATCAGTCCAACGCTGTAGCATAAGATTGTTCCAATTATAGCCTTTTGTATCCTTGTCATCGAACGCTTCAAGTAGTCCGACTTTGTTTTTAGTGCCTTTCTTTCTAACACCTGGATAGGCTGAGAATACGTTGTCACTTGTATCACCTCGCATACATTTTTCAAATAGTAACCATTGTGGATCAGGAGCACCTTTAGGCTCCTTAGTTTTCTTATCAATCACAGGTTGCTTTTTCTTATCATCAAAATAGCCTTCGTGTGTGATAATTGTGTTACTAACGCCGTTATACTGCTTAACGTTAGGTGCAATTAATTGTGCAAAGTCACCGTCAGTACTAATAATAACATGATCATCGTTAGGATGACTTTGCACCCATCCTGCAATAAGGTCATCTGCCTCTAGTTGCGGATGTCTGATCATTGTACAGTTAGTCTTTGTACTGATAAAATCTTTAAACTCGTCAAAGATTTCCCAAAACACAGTATCTTCTTCTTGCTGTGCAGGAGTCATTGCGTCACGAGTTTCTTGTCTGTTACGTTTGTAAGGCTCATAATAGTCCTTACGCCATGAGCGACCTTCTAAGCAGAACACAACATGATCTGCATCAAAGTCTTGCCATGCCTTTTTAATACTGTTAAGTGTAATATGCAGAGCCATACCTACTTTAGTATCTAAGTCGCCACGTACAACGTGTCGTGCTCTAAAGAAAGTATTAGCTGTGTCTACTAAAATATAGGTACTCATTTGTCCTCACAGAATAATTTATTATACATACGAGTATAACATCTATTGTTGTACATGTCAAGCATATACTTCTTCTTTAATGTACCGTTTTAGTTCTTTATCTTCTACATCATTTGGAATATCGTTTTTGTAAAAGATTCTATAACTATCGCTACCATACTTGCCAATGCCACATAGTTCGGTAGCATCTTCACCGTCCCAATCAAGCCATTGCTGACTCATTTTATAAATGCGTTTTGCACGAACATTTTGCATACCTAATGGCTTTAGCATTTCAGCAATTTCATCTACGGTTGCAAACAACAAAAAGCCAGCAGTTGGCCAGCGTTCAAAAAACTCTTTTAGTACAGGCTTTGTCTGACGTCTATCTACTTGATTTAAGCAGATAACACCTACCATATGTTGCCAACTATCTTCAACTTGCTGTTGTACCATTAAGTCATCACGCATCTTCTTCACCCCACCATGCGTTAAATTCTTCAGCAAAGTCTGGATCGTTCTTTTCCCAGTACAATATCGCTTCTTGTGTTTCTTGATCTAATACTTGAAACGCTTCGCGAAACTCTATACTTTGCTGATAAGAAGCATCTTCACGAGCCTCTTCTGCTTCATCAAACTCGCCTTCTTCTTCAAGACCGTCTGCAATAGCCCAGTCTTCGTATGCGGCAGCATGTGCTTCTTCATTTAGATCACAAATAATTTCGTATGCTTCTTCTCTAGTTTTCATGATACTTCTGCTTTGCCATCGTCTAGTTTGTCTGTTTTAATAAATCCTCGTTCTCGAGTGCTATCAAGACCTTCTTCGTCGAGCATTTGTCCAATAATAGTCTTAAACCAAGCATCTACAATTTCTTCTTGGCTTTCACCTTTATAACCAGCATCAAGTAATTGCTCAATAAACTCGTTATTCCAATCGAGTTCAAAGAATCCATTTCGAATGTTATCTGGATTAACTTGTGTATCTAGTACAGCAACCCAAGGCTTTTTCTTTTTTTCTGCTTCTTCTTTTTCTTTCTGCAATAACTCTCGACGAATTTCATCAGGAGTCTTTTCTTTTTCTTCTTCTATAATCTTAGGTGTAACACCTAAGGCTTTTTTCATTTTATCCCACATCATAGTCCTGCTTCCCTTGCACGAACTTCTAGAGTATCAAGTTTTTTCTTCATAGCTCGTTCGTGTTGTTCGTTAATAAATTCGTCTGCATCAAAGGCATTCTCAAGTCCCCCATGCATTTCCGAAGAGTCCGATGTGCATTCTTGGGCTGAATCGCCATCCTTGCTCCATGCAGAGCTCTGCGACTTGTCTTTCGTTGAGAACATATTCTTCACTGCGTCCGCCCAGCGGCATAAGGTAGACTGGACATTCGACACCGGCGTCTCTGTAGTCTCGAACAGCTCGATGAACTTCTTCGACATCGTCTTGATCAGCGACCACAAACTTAAGATACATGTCACTGTTGCGAGTAGTGTAGTACTCACTAGCAATATTAGGCTTAATAGCAGTATCTCTAGGTTCTCCCGAAACAGTAAGTTTGGGTGAACAAGAGAACGTGAATTGAATACGATCTTGATTTTCGATGTAATTTCTAAAATCTTCGTGTAAAGATTGTGTTGTATTTGTTTCAATAGTGACATGTTTTAAATCTCCCATCTTTGGATGTTCAAATAATTCAACATAGAGCTTTTGCCATGCCAGCAAAGGCTCACCGCCTGTTAGGATAAAGTGAACATCTTGACCGTTATCCATACTCCACTTGCCTTCAGGAAGTAAACTAATAATATGTTCTACTACTTCATCTACTTCTGCAAGTTTATTGAAGTCTTTAAACTCAGGATAGATACTTGCATATGTATCACAACCTGTATGAATGATAGGCAAGTCCTCAAACTTTTCTGTAGTCTTGTGAACTCCGGCATCAATAAGATCTTTAACTTCTGGATTGTATCTAATGCCTGCTTTTTGTTTTTCGTCACGCATTGGCTCGTTTTTACCTAAGCCAAAGTTCATACAACGAAAGTTACAACCGAATGTTCTTAAGAATAAACTAGGAACTCCGACAAATTTGCCTTCACCTTGTACTGAATAAAATGCTTCTGAATATCTTAACTTCATTATAACTCCTCTACAATGCCTAGTAGTTCTGCTACTAAGAACGTGCCTGGCAGCCACATAATGTTTGCACCAAGTAATACTGCTACGCATCCTGCGATACGTAAGCCACTTTTTATTAAACTAATATAAAAATGCTTACGACTTACATCTACTGGTTCCATTAGCAAGCAAACTCCTGTTGTAGTTTAATGTTGTCAAAAAATTCTTTCTTTGTGCCTGCGTCATCCTTAAACGCACCACGCAATACTGCTGTTTGTGTTAAACTTGAATGTGCCATAATGCCTCGATTTTCGCAACAACCATGTGTTGCTTGTACATACACACCTAAGTGTTCTGCATTAGTTGCAAGTTGAATCTGTTTAGCAATTTCGTTTGCAAGTTCTTCTTGCAGTGTACCACGTCTTGCACACCATTGTGCTATACGTGTATATTTGCTTAAACCAATTAGTTTTTCTGCGGCAATAATTCCAATATATGCAGTACCTACTACAGGCTGATGATGATGTGAACACATTGATTTAAGTTCACTGCGTACAACTAACATACCTTCATAACGGTCATCGCTGTCGTTTGGAAATGCTGTTGCTTTTGGAATAGGATCATAACGTCCTGCCATAATCTCATTAAAGTACATTTTAGCAAGACGTCTTGCAGTACCTTGGCTGTTAGGATCGTTATGTCGATCAATTACAAGTGCGTCTAACACATTTTCAAATGCTACAGTAGCATCTTCGATTAGCTCTTCTTTGTCGCCCTTTTGTAGGACTTCTGAAATGTTGTCACCTGCCCAATAGCGGATGCCAGCATCTTCTAGTTTTGCTTTAATTTGTTCTGCTTTGCTCAATTTTTTTACTCCGAGTTAAAGACGAGGATGTCTTATTGTTTATATTATATGCTATATTTAGGTTTTTGTCAAGCCTTTTCTGCATATTTTTCTACATAATTTAAATATTCTTCGCCAATTATTTTGTGTACTTCCTTAATATAGTGTTCACCGTCATTGGTCATCTCCTCTATATTTAGGTTTTTTTCTTGTTTAAACCACGTTTCTGCACTCATAGGTGCAAAATGTAGTCTTTTATGTTCACCATAGAACAATTTGTTTTCTGGAACAAACACTCTGTCATTAATAGTCCAAGCAAATACATTAATACCATAGTCATTTGCAATATTATCAATAACATACATATCGCTACACCAGTCTTTATATTGTAAATGCGTAGCACTTTCATGCCATAGTTTTGTATACTGGTATGGATACCTAAACGGTTCCCAATCAGCTGTTGCACCTTTTTCTCTATAGTCAAACCCTTTAAATTGTTCGTAATTATCAGGTCGACATTGTTCGACTAGTTCAACATAATCTTCTGTTATTTTTTCATCAGTCCATCTATGGATGTCCTCTTGCTGGTTTGCTGGTTCAGGATTAGGCCCTTGAGCAAAGTGCATCGGAGCCATTCCGTCACCCCAGTCAAGGTTGCGTGAACACGCCATTAAATATCTATTCCAGTAAGTTAATTGTAAAAATACTTTGTCAACTTTTTCTGCAACATAGTAATCCAACATACCTTTAAGCCATGTTGGATACTTTTTATTACACACACCGGGTTGTGCATAGATAGCAACATTTTCATTATGCTTGTTCTGCCAAAATTCAGCATAATTATTTTCAGTCCACCATTTAAGTTCATCACCTTCTTGGTAATAACCTGTGCTGTGGCTGTCTCCTAAGAATAATGTTCTCATTAACAACCTTCTACTGAGTCAGTGTCAAACTCAGCAAATCCATTAGATAATTTTGCATAGTTTCCTTTGTGTGGAATTACATTTCTTACGCCGCCTCTTGGATCTTCCATGTCGCCGTCTCGTCTAAAAATAAGGTGTACATGAGGATACATACAGGTTTGACCTGCACTAGCACCGATATTAATGCCAATGTTGAAGCCTGTGATATCATTCTTTGCTTCAACGTTCTGTTTACCCATTGCTAGAGCAAATTTAAAGCAACGAAGTATTTCTTCGTCTAAATTTTCTTTAGGTACAACTAGAGTATGTCCTTCGGTTACAGGATATCCATCATTAAATACTACAAAGTCTCTTGTATCGTATGCTACATCTGTCCAAGGTGCTCTACCTTCTTCTCGTGCCTTTTCTAAAGTATCCATATTAATCTTTACCTTTATCTATCCAATCTTTAAATTTAAATTTAAATCCTTCAGCCGCCTGCTCTTCTTCAAAATAAAATGTATGAGCATAAACATATGTATACGTACTCATACTCCACTCCCAACGATTTAAATTTTTCCTACACCAGTCTTTACATTGTATATGAAGATCACTGTGTACGTCAACCACATATCCAGGTTTCCAAGCATTTTTATACTCGAAAATTTCTTGTGGAGTCATCTTCATTTTATCAGTAAATGTCATTACCACTGCCACTGCCAAATATCGGCATAGTAACCTTTTCCGTTAGTGTCACCGCCTTGATTATCTATTTCAACACCGTCGTATTCTACATACCAAAGAGTGTCTT